TGTATTACTTAACTTAGACTCACTATCTAAAGTTAAGACAGAAACTTTTATCTTATTTCTTTCTTCCCATACACCACATCTAAATGGTACACCAAATTTACCTGGCATTAAATCAATTCTATTTTTATAATCTGGTATAGTAACTACCCTATTTTGTGCAGAGAAGTTATATTTGATTAAGTTTCTTAATTCTTCTACTGAAGGAGCTGATTTTCCTCCGATCGCTGGTATTGGATTATTAACAACTAAACTATCTCTCACTTTTTTATTTTCTCTTGAGTCATCACCCGCAACAATTATATTTGTTGTCCCAACTCCATTAATCGTATTAACCCCTAAATTACTTTCTGCACCACCACCAACTCTGTACTTGATGAATAATGTTGTGGAAGGTTTAGGTATCTCACCCAATGATAAGTTGTTTACAAAATTACCAATTCTATCAATTTGCCCTTGACATCCAACAAAATCATTCAATGCTGATGTATCTTCATCACCACCACCTAAAATAATTTTACAAAATCCTTTATCTGTAAATTCTTTAATGAATCTTTTAGACACATTAACCCAACTACCGGGTTTTACTGATGAATTATCTGTTATGATATCATTTTTTTCCATAAATTTTTGTGATTCTGCAAGTGATACAACCTCATAAAAATTATTTTCGAAAACTGAAAACTCTTCATTTGTTGGTGTTACTGATATATTTGTACCCTCTACTTGTAATATATTTTCAATAGATAATACATTAGTTTCTGGTAATATAACTTCTAAAAATGGTTTATAATCCTCACTACTAATAACTCTCTTAAATGTTTTAGTAAATCCGTTATAACACAACTCTCTCTTTGTTAATGTGTAACTTTCAATATTATTATTACTATTAAAGTTTGGTGATAATATTAGGTTTGGTATACCACCACTAGTAAATGGTGAAGAAAAATCACAATCTTCTATTAATTCAAATACTTTTCCTGCACCTATTGCTTGTGATCCTTTCTTTATAATTGGTGCATAAGAAATATTATATGTACTACCTTCAGCATCTGTTCCAGCAACTGGTACTACAACTGTCCAATCAACAATAGTAACGCTAGGTCTGTTACCTGGAATGTTTAACCCAAATGTTCTCGCAAGTTCTAATAAGGATGACCTTTCTTGCATGTAACTGATTTGAGTTTCGTTAAATGTCCTATCAGTATGGTATGATAACATATCTCCAACCGCAGCGTTTAATTCTAATAACATCATCCCTACAGATGCGTCATTGAAATCTGAATATACATCCGGATAATATTGTTTTACGAAATTTACTAACTCACTTCTTACCTCTGCGAAGTTCCTAGCGTTATAATCTATTTTTTTAGCCATATTAGAATGTTATTTCTACTGTGTCTTGGGAATTAAATACCCCTTCTGTTATTGTATATGTAATGATAACCTTAATCGCTTCTTCAATATCCATATTCTCAAACACAATTTTATTTATTTGTAAGTTTGGAATATAATTTATAATAGTTTGGTTTAAGTTATCCTTAATTTCATCTTGTGTTATTTTATCGTTTGGCTCAAAGATATATTTCTTCAAATCACTACCAAAATCTGGTAGGTATAACCTCTCTCCCTTATTTGTTAATAATAGGTGTAATAGATTTGATCTAACTGCATCTTTAGATGTTTCAGTCATATCTAAATAATACCCCTTACTACTATCCTCAAAAGGAAAATTTATATTTATAGTCTTACCGTCAGCCATTTGTTTATAAATATTATATTTTAGATTTTCTAAAGCATAAAAAAAGTGCAGACACTGCCTGCACTTTATATTATCTATTTAATTATTACTAAAAGTCAAAGTCATCAAACGCACTATCATTTAAGTCAGACTTTACAGATCCAATATTATATGAATCAATTTCTGTTTCCTGTGGAGCATTTTGTGTTCCCTTTGATGATGTCCATGCGTTAATCCAATTGATTGGATTTTTGATTTTTTCAAATATTGGTTCTAAACCTAACACTTTCATTCTTTGGTTAGTTAGATACTTCATATATCTTTTAAGAATCTCCGCATTTAATCCTAACATTGACCCATCTTTGAATAGATACTCAGCCCATTCCATTTCTTCTTCAGCCGCATTTCTAAACATTTCAATTACCATTGGTTCACATTCCTTAATAACATCTTGAAATCCTTCATCTTCATTCTTTTTCAAATCATTTAATAACTTTTGAGTAAATCCTAAATGTAAGTTTTCATCTTTGTTGATTAGAGAGATGATTTTTGAGTTTCCTTCCATCTTACCATTTTGTGCAAATGCGTAAGAACAAGCAAACGATACGTAGAATCTAATACCTTCTAAGATGTTGATAGACATTAGAGTTAAGTATAACTTCTTTCTCCTATCTTCAACACTCTCACCCAAAGAATTAATCATATCATCATAATACTTTGTTACAGATACTGTTCTCTTAACAATTTGTTCATCATTTAAGATGTTATCAAATACTTCAGCAGGTGCTGCATATACATTCTTAATGATGAATGTGTATGAATATGAATGAATTGTCTCAAACATTGCCCATGCCGAACAAAAAGCCTCAATCTCTGGATTAGATAAGTCTTCAGTTAAATGAGGAATACCTCTACTTTGTACACTATCTAATAAAATCTGATACTTTAAGTTTGATGTGAAGATAAACTTTTCGTTATCTGTCATCTCTTTATAATCTAATCTATCTTTTGATAAATCTACCTCTTCGGGTAACCAATAAGAATTGAGTTGTTTTTTGAAAAACTCAAAATAGACAGGGTACCTAAACTTATCATATCTCTCTAAGTTAAGGCTCTCACCAAAGAACACAGGTTCCTTAGTGAAATCCACATCTGGGTTTAGATTTACTAAACTTCTTTTCTCTCCTACTAATTTTTCTATCGTTTCGTTCATTTCTATGTTTTTTACTAATTTACAAACAAATACCCATAAAATCAAATTGCACATGCTCCAGACTCACAATCATCCTCCAATTCAGCCATAGCTGGTTGTTGACTATTGTTACTTACCATATCCTCTAACTTATCTGACTTATAGTCTTTTGAGTTAGCGTAATAGATTTGTTTTCCTCCAAACTTATAGAAGTTTAGAATGTCTTTAGCTACTACAGATATCGGTAAGTTATTACCTTCATATTGTCTAGGATCGTAATAATGATTTACTGAAATACCTTGATCGAAATACTTTTGTATTACAGATACAATGTTATTCATTGCGTTATTATCAAATGTCCAAGCGAATTGATATTTGTTTTTATATTTCGCCACTTCTGGTACTACTACTGGAAGTGGTGCCCCACTCTTAGATTTCTTTGTTGTGATTAAAGTTCTAGGTGCTTCAATACCATTTGTTGATGATGAAACAACAGATGAACTCTCACAAGGCATCTGAGCGGTTAGTGTTGAGTTTCTCATTCCAAACTCTAAAACATCTCTTCTAAGTCTTTCCCAATCCTTTGATAATTCTCTATCTACAATCTTATCCACATTTTTGTTGTAGTGATCAATTGGTAGTAATCCTTTTGCATATTTTGTTCTATCGAACCATTCACAAGGTCCTTCTTCTTTTGCAACTTCTACAGAAGCCTTAATTAAATAGTATTGAATATTCTCAAATAACTCATCAATCTTCTCTAATGAAGATGGGTCGTCATATGATAATCCATTCTTAACCATCCAATATGCAAAATTAGTAACACCTACACCGATACTTCTTCTCTTTAACATCTTTCTAGCGGCTTCCATAGGATATTCTTGATAACTAATAACACTATCTAATCCTCTTACAATGTATTCACATACAACCTCTAATTCATCTAAGTTTTTAATTGTCCCTAAGTTTATTGCTGCCAATACACATAGTGCAATTTCTGCGTCTGTATCATCACCATCATCTATATGTGATATTGGTGTTGTCGGTAGATTAATTTCTGTACAAAGATTTGACATATTGATTTTGTCTGTAAATGCTGAGTGATCATTTGCATTGTCTATATTCATAATATAGATTCTACCTGTCTCAACTCTTTCTTGTATCAATAAATCCATCAATTCTCTAGCACTTATTTCTCTTCTAGGGATTGTTGTGTCAGCCTCAAACTGCTCATATAACTCATCAAACTCATCATTACGACCAAAAGCTTCATATAACCCTGGTACATCTGATGGTGAGAATAATGAAATTACTTTGTTCTCAACAAATCTCTTATAGAATAATCTACTGAACTGTATCGCGTGATCCATTCTTCTAACTCTATTTAAGTCATTACCTCTATTGTTTTTCAATACAATGATGTCTTCAACCTCTAAGTGCCAGAAAGGATAGTAAGCCGTAGCTGCACCCCCTCTAATACCACCTTGTGAACAAGACTTAACTGTACCTTCAAACATCTTTAGAAATGGAATGATACCAGTATGAACTGCTTCACCATCTCTAATCTTAGAACCAATACCCCTTAAACGGAAGTTTAGTCCAATACCTGCTCTTTTAGAGATATATTTACCAACTGCAGTGTTTGAGTTGAATATTGAATCCAAATCATCTGCCACATCTATCAATACACATGAAGAGTATTGTCTTGTTGGTGTTCTTACTCCAGCAACAATTGGTGTTGGTAGAGATATCTTATGAGTAGATATTAAATCATAGAACGTTTTAATCTTTTTTAATCTTTCTTTTGTATCTCCCTTTGCAAATAAAGTCATTGCAATTAACATATACATAAATTGTGGTGTCTCATAAACAACATCAGTCTTTCTATCTTTAATTAGATACTTATCAACCAATTGTTGTAATCCACCATAAGTTAATTCCTCATCTCTATCGTGTTTGATATAACTTTCAATCTTATCAAAGTCATACCCACTATAATGATTAAGGATATCTGCATCATATACACCTCTTTCTACATTAAGTTTAACAAAATCTTTTAATCTAGGGAAACTTCTGTATGTATTGAAGATTTCCTTCCTTAATAGATAATTTAATAACTTACTAGCAACAAATTGATAATTGGGTGTGTCCTCAGTTATCATATCTGCCGCTGATTGTACTAATACTTTATGTATTTGAGTTGTTGTGATACCATCAAATATTTGTAGGTGAGCATTCATAGCCACATCTGAGGAACTTACTCCTTTAATATCTTCTGCCGCCCATTCTAAGACCCTGTTAATCTTTTCATAATTAACAACCTCTTTCTCACCATTCCTTTTTACAACATTAATTTTTGACATCATAATATTTTTAATTTATTAATAAAACTTATTGCTTTTTCTTTTTGATCCTTTCGTCTCTCTTTTCCATAGCCTTAACAACCATATCCGATCTTCGTTTGTCCTCACCCTTCTCAAATTGTAAGAATGAAACATCACCAGTCTCTTCAGTGTCAATCTTTAAGGAACCATTATCAAAAATAATATCTTCGAATATAATTCCATCTTTTCCGAACCTAGATTTAAGTATCGCTAATGTTGCTCTACCTTCTTCTTTTTGTTCTAATGTCTTAGCAACTGACATAATAAAGTGTCCAATCTGTCCTTTCTTAATTGACCCACCAATCATATCTGCTTCAACAACATTTGCACCAATGGAACTTCTGTTACCTTGAACTGCCGTCCATCCTGCAATATTTAATTCTGCAATCATGGTCTCAAATTGCCTCATAATTGGCCCTTCACCAGAATAGTCATCCTTAAATTGTTTTGTACTCTCAACACAATCAATATAATCTAAAAATATTACATCTGGCTTCATTCCAGTAGAAATTAATTTTCTTAAATATTGTTTAATGTTAGGTATTGTTGTACCATCACTCGGCATCTTTTTAAGGATTAAGTTTCCTTTTCTTTCCTTAAACCCTTCAATTGTTTTTCTAACATCGTCTTTTCTCTCTGTTAAATCATTCAATGGTATCTCAGTCCAACAAGTAAAATGTTTTCTTTGGATTACCTTTGGGTTATCCTCAAAAAATATTTGTACTACATTATACCCCAAATTATATGCGGTATTTGCCATTCTTGTTATCAATGTAGTTTTACCTACACCGAATGGGGCAAGAATAACCCCTAATTCTCCTTTTGATAATCCACCATCCATTAGATTATCTAAACCTACTAATCCTGTTGGGATTGGTTTTCTGAAGTCATCAGATAACACATCCTCAATAGCGTGAAACACATCTATACCACTATCAGATTCAGAACCAACAGAAAGAGCTTCTTTCATTATTTCTTCACACTCATCATACTTATCAAAATCACCCGAATCTAATATCTTCTGAATTTTTTGTGTGGCTTTTTTTAACTCTTGCTGTTTGCAAAACTGAACTGCTGTGTCTTGTATATGTAAACAATCTTTATCATCACTCTTTTGTATTTCCCTAAT